CCAAATATAGGTAAATTAAACAATACATTTCTTCCAGTATTATTTAGCGGATTCATAATAGCGTTAGTAATCTCTTTGGTTACCTCACCCTTAATTGTTTGTTTTAAATTCATATTTTTAAGAGTATTATAAGTAGCACCTGCTTTTTGTATAGCACTCAAATAATCTTGATTAGCCAAATCTTGTGTAAATCCAGTACTACTATATATTGGTTTTCCGTCACGTAATATTTCTTTTCAATCAGCATCTTTTAATGTGGTACCAAATATACCTTCTATTATACCACCTTGACCTAGAATAGTAGATTGACTACCGGGTCTAGCAATAGGACTTAATGTTTTATCAAAATGAGCTTCCATACCAAAACCAGGAACAGTATTACTAGGCATAGCACCATCAATAGCACCTTGAAAGTATTTTACTGTTTCATAATCTATAGTCATGGTATTTTCCATAGTACCATTACCTTCTGCGTAATTATACGTATCATGCCCGAATCTAGTGATTATTGGGTTAATTAATGTATATGCTACGTATTTGCGTTGGTTGAATCCAAATACTGTAATGTTTTTAAAGAATGGAACTTTAGTTTGACCATTACTAGCCTGTATAGAAGTAGCAGGAGTATCTCCTGTTTCACCTATATAACCCCAATCAGTCTCACCAGTAATATCAGGTTCATAAATGTTTCTTGAATTATAATTACTTTGATTAGAACTTCCAATGCCAGTCAATTGAGCTTGTCGTCCGTTTAATGATACAATTGGTTTACTTGCATCTTTATAGTAATATGTATAATAGTTATACCACATATTACGTATTATATTGTCATTATCATCATGGAATGCAATGTCTATTGCATCATATTTAATTTTTGTTTGTACAATACGTTTACGATTATATTGATTTAATTGATGTGTATCAAATGTATAAGTTGGTAACTTTACAGATTTAACTGCTAGACCAAAATTTGCATCTTGTGGTAATCCTACTGAATATGCACTTTGATTGATTTCAAAATACACATGGAATAGGAACTTAAATTTAGGTGCATATTGATATGCATTAGGTATAAATGTTTTTGCGGCGTGAGTATAATCACGCAGGTAGTCGTTGCCGAAGAATCCTGCGGCAGCGTCTGTTGCTAGCTTCTGAAAGAATCCTGCCATATTAACCTAATACTAATAGTTATTAGGTTGTTGCACCAATACCAGTAGTAGAACCTGTAGAACCGGCCAATGAACGTGCCGCAGCAATTCTTCCACCTGTTGTACCTAGACCTGCAGTCAATGGTGACTGAACCGCATTGTCAAAGCGAATTGATAATTGAATTGTTACAACTTCATTTGAACTATAAGCTAAGTTATTGTAGTTAGCTGCCTGCAAGAAGCAACCATATACTTCCCAAGTTTCTAATACAACCGGAGTAGTAGTTCCATTACCACCGTCTAAGATTTCAATATTTGTTTGAAACTTATAATCTTGACCAACAGCGGCTGAAGCTTGTTGAACAAAGTCCATTTGTTTTTGTAATTGTTGACCAACTAGTTTTGTAACGCTACCTGATGCATCATCACGAACATTAACTGTTAGTGGTTGCCATTCATGTCTGCCTGCCAAATACATAGTAGAGTTGTAAATTGGTATATTAATTTCACCAAAACTAACTGAAGGGCGAGTTACGTCTATAACTTGCTTAGTTAATTCATTAGTGGAGTTACTAACGCCAAAGTTTAGAAAATTAACTCTAAAACGATATTGTAGTTTGGGCATTAGTAAGCCCTGTTGTCCACCAGCGTTATCTGACGCTACGGTCATGTTAAATAATGATTGTGAGGCTGCTGCCATTTTTTTCTCCTGTTATTAGTATTTATCTATTTAAATAGATACCCCTCTCGGGGTATCATATTTTATTATTGTCCACCAAGCTCGCCTGTGTTCAATATACGAACCGGTATATAAATGAATTCAGCTGCCTTAACAGGCTCAACTGCAACATCAATCCAAAGTTCATTTCTATCAATTCTTGCCGGTGTGTTATTGCTTTCATCACACACTACAAGATAATCGTATAGACCTCGTTTAGCAACTAAATCAACCATCAATGTTTGTACAACACCTGCAATTTGACCACGTGTTAACGCATCATTGGGTTCAAATACAAACGGTCTTGCCGCCAATGTTAATTGTCTACGTATATAAGCAATTAATCGTGCTACATTAGTTCTATCTAACGCACTTGAACTATTGAAACTAGTTTTATTGCCGTAGTTTAATAAACCAACACCAGTAAAGAATACTAATGGATTAATAAAATTGATATACAATACATCACGAATACCTAAACGTGTCTTAATAGGCATAAATTCGCCAGTTGTACCATCAACATAACCAATACTTAATGCATTATCAATTGTACCACGACGAGTACCTGCTGCCGCTAACCATGGATAACTGATAGTATCATTACGCAAGAATGTACGTAACATCATATATGATGGGGGTACTGCAACTTGGTTACCTTGCAAGTCAGTTGCCAATCCACTTGGATAGAACAGACCCATGTATGTATCACGATTTACCAAGCCTTCTTCACCTGTGCTTGCTGCACCTGCTTCGTTATTGGCCCATGCTTGAATTGCAGTAGCATCATCTGGTAATCTCATTGGTGTATCACCTAGAATATAACCAGTTTGACCACGATCATTATTTAATGTAATCATTCCAGGTTGTAGTTCTGGATAGTTAGGTGTAGCAATTAAATTGAAGAAGTTATCTTCATCACGTATTGCCGTATTAGTAGCGATTGCCGCATTCAATGATTGTACAACCATTGCACGTTGTGCCTTACGTCCCATATATGGAGCACCAGTTGTTTGATTACCACTAACTGTTACCCATGTATCTGTATATGTAGGTATTGAATCATCAGGGAAATCAGTGCCATTGAAATAGTTAAGACGGAATTGTTTTACATTATAACCACTACGGCGTGTGTTGAATAACAACATACCTGATGGATATAGTGTTGGATCCGGAGCATCTAAATCAAGATTATTACTATCTAACAAACTTACAATTGTTGGAATAGGATCGTCAACTGGATTAATAGTATTCTGATTGCTTGACCAACGAGCATCAGCAAATACTACACCAGTACTACCTGTTTGGTCCGTATTATTGATTAATACCCACTGGTCAGTACCATTAACACTTTGCCAACGATTAATTACTGGGTAGTTTTCTAAATCACTAGTATCAATCCATATATCACCATATACTAATGCTGTATCGTCACTTTGAACTGTCGGTGCTGTAGCACTAATTAATGGTCCGTTAGGATCAGTTTCATTTGTTCCTGTTGGTAATGGGAAACCACTAGAATCATAATCTCTATTACCATATCCATACCATGCACCGGAGAAGTTAACCATAATATCAACTTGATCTACTACAGCATAAAACCAATTAGTATCATTAGCAGGAGCAACTTCAGGCGCACCTTCATTAGAAATATAAGTAAATTCTACCCAATTACTTAATTGTGTTTTATAATTTATTGCCGGTGTACCTGATACATAAGTAACTGCTGTTACTGCACCAGTATCTACGGCTGTCACTTCAAGAACTAAATCATTTGCCGGAGTAGCTCCTCCCAAAGAACTACCTGAAATAGTAATCAGATCTCCTAATGAATAATTTATATTAGCTCCGGCGGGAGTTGGATTATTTACGCCTGCACCGTTAACTATATATGTATTAGCATAAGCAATAATAGAGAATATAGCACCTGAGCCAGGAGTACTAGTTCCAGTTACAGAGTATGTAGATTGTGTGGCTACTCCGTATTTTGCACCAGTCGTAGTACCTATTATAAATCCAGCTTCTTCTATTAAACCATTAGATGAATTTATAGAGGTATATGAAGAATTTACACAATCATCTAACACTATTTCACCACCTTCAGTATGAATTAATTGAATAGATCCATCAGTAGTTACACTTGCAGTTGTATATGGTATACCGGCTGCAGCCCATGATGTTATAAAATCAGTAGCAGTTTTATTATCACCTAATGTAAAATTGTAATTTGAACTAAGTGAGTTACTTCCGGGTATTGATACACTAACAGTCATATAATATGGACCATCATTAAAAGCAGGACTAGTGTTAGAACCAGTCACTACAGTTGGTCCAGTAGCAAGTCGTTCCCATAAATAAACGGGAGATTGACTACCTGGGTAATTAGTATTTGATGCATTATTAAACG